GACCAGGAGCGATGAATACTGTTGGAGTTTCTTATATTAAAAGAAAGCGTGGAGACGAAGCGGTTCAGTATGTACATCCAATCATGAAGCCATTTACTGAAAACACATACGGAGTTATTATTTATCAAGAACAGGTTATGCAGGCCTGCGTACACCTTGGCGGAATGACTTGGTCTGAAGCAGATAAGGTCAGAAAGATTATTGGTAAAAAGAAAGATGCTAAAGAATTTGATCAGTTTAAGGACAAGTTTATTGAAGGCGCTGAAAAGAACATATCTAAGAAACAGGCACAACACCTCTGGCACGACTTCGAAGCCCATGCTGGATACTCGTTCAACAGGTCTCACGCTGTTGCTTACTCTATGCTTTCTTATTATACCGCTTGGCTTAAGTGTTATTATCCTTTGGAGTTTATATTCTCGATACTTAAAAATGAAGGAGACAAAGACGCCAGAACAGAATACTTAATTGAGGCAAAGCGACTTGGGCTTAAAGTATTATTGCCACATGTTAATGAATCAGATGTATATTTCTCTTTACAAAAAGAAGCAATTAGATTTGGGTTAGGCGAGGTTAAGTTTATTTCCGACAGCATTGCAAATAAAATTATAGAGAAAAGGCCATATAAAAATTATAATGACTTCATTGAGAAGGCTTCGAAAAAGGGGAGCGGGATTAATAGTAGGGCTGTATCTGCTCTTAATGCTATTGGCGGTGCTGCTTTTGATGACAATGAAAGAAGCGGTAAAGAAAAGGATAACTACTACGAATTCTTAGGAATTCCTACATTTAGTTTAGATCTTCCTCCAAGAATTAAGGCGCAGGCAAGACCGATATCCGAGTTTGATGATCTAGGATCTTTTGTAATGTTTGGTATGGTTAAGTCAATTAAACGTGGTAATGGCTGGGCAAGAGTTGAATTGGTTGATGAAACGGGATCTATTGGACTATTTCACAACGAGCAAACAACTATTGAGCCAGGACAAATGTACTTTATTCTGGTGGGAGATAATAGAATTGCAAGCTATGTAAAGGTTGGCGATATTAATCCAGACTCTAAAGATGCGTTTGTAGAGTATCTTTATAGAAAAGAATACGATATTGCCGAGAAGGAGCATATGGTCGTCAACTTTACTCCGTATAAAACTAAAGCAGGTAAGACTATGGCCCATATTGTAATGTCCGACAAAGACAAGGTGCTTACCAGAGCAATTGTTTTTTCTAGCTTGTATAAAATTGCCCTAGCAAAAATGCGTGAGGGAATGAAATGTCAGGTAATACTTTCTAAATTAGACGATGGAACCCTGATGGTTAAGGAAATAAAATGACAGAGAATATCGAAGGCCTAATTACTTCAATAAGCATGAATAAAGTTTTGATTGCTATATTGGAGGAGCAAGGAAAAATTACTGTTCCAACTCTAAGATTTTTAGATGCTGGGGAAACAGAAAAAGAGTTAGTTATTGATTATGATGAGAACGGTCCATCATTTACTTTTAGCTTGAGGAATAAAATTGAGTCAGAGTGATAATTTATTAGAGTACGGACTAGATGCACTAGCCGCAATATTGCACGAAACAGCAAAAGAAAAGGGGTTTTGGGATGGAGAATATTCTCATGACAAAGTTGGAAACAAGCTTGCACTTGTACATTCAGAAATTACTGAAGTACTAGAAGCAATTAGAAAATCAAAGGGTAGCGAAGCTATTGTTGAAGAAATGGCAGACGTTATTATTAGATTGTTAGATGTATATGCAGCGATGCGTAATGAAGATCAAATTCTTCACAGCCTTGATGAAATTTTAGAGGCTAAAATAAATAAAAATAAAGAACGTCCAAGGCTTCACGGCAACCTATTTTAATGATATAATTAGTAGATAGAAGAAAGAGTATAATGGAAATCGTATTAGATGATATATTAGCAAAGCTAGACCCAAAAACTAGAGCAAGAGTACAGTCAGCAGTAGATGTTCATGTAGACAAGCAGCCTACACCAAGCATAGGTTTAAATCTAGCATTAAAAGGTGGGCTAGCCTACGGCAGGCAGATCTTGGTTTGGGGAAATAAGTCTGCTGGAAAATCTTCTTTCTGCTTACAGATGATTGCGCTGGCGCAAAAAGAAGGAAAGACGTGTGCTTGGATTGATGCAGAGCATTCATATGATCCAGCATGGGCAGAATTGTTAGGGGTAGATTCTAAAAAGCTAATCTACTCTCCAGCAAAAACAGTTAACGACATGGTAGATGTTGCAACTAAATTAATGGATGCAGAAGTAGACATGATTGTAGTTGATTCTATTTCAGCACTACTACCAGCCATCTATTTTGAAAAAGATGGAAATGAAATGAAAGATTTGCAAGACACTAAACAAATCGGAGCAGAAGCAAAGGATATGACACATGCGGTTAAAATGCTTAACTACGCAAACAAGAATACACTTCTTGTCCTTATCTCTCAACAACGTAATCAGTTCGGATCTATGCATGCAAGCCATATCCCAACAGGCGGGATGGCAGTTAAATTCTTCTCCTCTACAGTTGTTAAACTATGGTCTTCAGAAGCTGAGGCTAATGCTATCAAGGCTGGCGTTAAGGTTGGCGACAAGATTATTGAACAACGTGTCGGGCGTCCAGTAAACTGGATTATTGATTACAATAAGGTTGGTCCGCCAAACCTATCTGGACAGTATGATTTTTATTATCAAGGAGACGTGCTAGGGATAGACCTTGTAGGAGAAACTTTAGACGTTGCTGAAATGTGTGGAGCTGTAGAAAAAGGCGGAGCATGGTACACAGTTGATGGAGAAAGATTACAGGGAAGAGCTAAAGCTGTTCAATATTTACGTGACAATCCAAAGGTAGTTGAAAAGCTACAAAAGGAGATCAGTGCCAAATTTAAATGAGTTTATATCTAAACCAGAAAAGGTTATGCCACCAGAACTAGAAAAAATGGGTGGCAAAAAGCCTTGTGGCAAATGTGATAAGGACTCTGAAGAATACTTCTGGAGCGCAACAGATAGAACCATATCTTGGGAATGTCCAGATGGTCATAAGAACGTTTACGTGGTGGGATAATGTCAGAAAGATCTGAAGTAAAACGTGATGGTGCCAAGGCTCAGAAAAATTCTGGACGAGGGGATTATCAAAAAGGTGATGCTAAGTGGAAGCAGTTTGTTGTCGATTACAAAGAAGCTTCTTCCTCGTTTACATTAAATAAACCTGTCTGGTCAAAGATTTGTACAGATACCTTTAAGGTTAGTAGAGATATGCATCCAGCACTTAAGATTATAATAGGGGAAGATTCTAAGGTGAGACTTGGAATAATTGAATGGGCAGTTCTAGAAGAGCTGATCCAGTTTTGGGAGGATAATAATGGGATCAAGTAATAAGATACCTTTTAATGAAACAGTTATTAAGAATGGCAGAATTGTCAGGCTTAGAAAAGATGGTACCGTAAAGGCAGATCTTGGCCCGTACAAGACAAAGCAGACTAAGGCTAAGTAATGGCAACATTTTTGTTGGGCATAATGCTAGGTTTTGTTGTTGGATATGGCTTGGGATTGTTTATAGATAAAATAGATAAGGGAATAAAAAATGGCAGAAGATAAAAATACGCTTGAGCTTATTAGCTCAATAACAGAGTTTAATGATCTTCATGAATACATGAAGGACGACCAATTAGACAAGGCACTTGCCATTGTTGTAAAGCTATTAATGAATCCAGATGTGCCTTCTTCTAAAGCCCCGTATCTAATTATAGAGCTTCAAGCAATGTCTACTAAATTTGCTATGCTAGCATCTCATTATTCAACAGTTGCAAAAGACAAGGCTGGTACAGTAAACAATAATAAGAAGAATATTTATTACTCAGCAAAGGAGTCCATAGACAAACTTGTAGATGCACTTAAGTATGTCGTTAGGTATAATTCATAATGGGTAGAGAAATTGTAAGTAATTTAAAGTTCAAGAAGTCTCTTGGTAAGTTTGACACAGAGTCATTTGCCAAGATGTTAAATGATGCATATCTAGACACTAAACGTGGTGATCAAATAACAACTAAGAATTCTTTTAGCCCTAGCCTTTTGGGGTACGGACATGGAAATTGTCCTAGGTACTGGTACTTGGCTTTTAGTGGGGTAATGTTTATTGATAACAACGATGCAATTGCCGTTGCTAATATGGCACAAGGTACTCAGGCTCACGAAAGAATCCAAAAGCTTGTGGCTAAAATGGGAGTTATGCGCCACGAGGAACTTGAAATTAAAAATGATTACCCACCTATCAGAGGCTTTATCGATCTCGTATTAGACTGGGAAGGCGAAGAGGTAATTGGAGAAATTAAAACAGCAAAGCAAGAAGTTTGGGATGCTAGACAGTCTACCATGTCTCCTTCACCTAACCACCTCCTTCAATTGCTTACGTATATGAAGTTAAGAAAAGCAAAAGAAGGGTTTTTCTTGTATGAGAATAAGAATACTCAAGAAATTTTGTTGATCCCTATTGTATTAAATGAAAAAAATAAACAAATTATAGAAGAACTATTTGTGTGGATGTGTGAAGTTTATGATAATTTTAAAGATGGTGGACTTCCTATGAGACCATTTACAAAGTCTACATATTCATGTAAAAATTGTCCAGTCAAAAAAGAATGCTGGGACGGACCACTCGGAGAAGTTCAGATATCTGCTTACGAGGTAGTAAAGTAATGATCTGCGCCAACAAGGAGTGTGCTAAAGAGTTTGAAGCAAAGACGCATAATCAAAAATATTGTACTGACGAATGCTGCCGTGTCGCTACCAATCGCAGAATTATGGAAAAGTATTATGAAAAAAAGGCAATTAGAAACGGTGCAAGGCGAGAATGCCATAAGTGTAAGGGTGTCCTTAGCAGGTATAACGAGTCAGATGTTTGCTCAGCATGCCAAAAAAGAATTAATTTAGAAAATAGAAATAAGATGCTGGGGAGAATAAATGAAGTTAGCTGACCTAGTAAAAACTAAAGCCTCCAGGGTTCTCGGTATAGATGCTTCAACTAACTCAGTTGCTTTTTGCCTAATGGAAAACGATAATCCTATTAAGTGGGGTAAAATAGAATTTGTTGGCGCCAACATATATGAAAAAATTCATGATGCCAAGGTTAAGACTCACGCTATGCTTGAGGAATTAAAGTCAGACTATATTGCTGTGGAGGGAGCCATTCTTGTTAGATCTCCAGATGCTGTAATAAAATTGTCTTATGTATACGGCGTAGTTATTGCTGAGCTTATGTCTACAGGAGCGCAAGTAATAACAATATCCCCCTCATCTTGGCAGGCTTACATAGGAAATAAAAATCCAACTAAAGATGAAAAGTCTGCTATTAGATTAAAGAATCCAGGTTATGCTGATTCATGGTATAAAACTCAACTACGAAATATGCGTAAACAAAGAACCGTGGACTACTTTAATAACAAGTACAATCTCTCGTTAGATGATTTTGACGTTGCAGATGCATTTGGCATTGCACATTATTCAAATAGGGTGCTGACGGAAAGATGATGTGTGAACACGTATACGTAGATTTAGGACCTGGACCCTGCGGTAGCTGTGGCCTTGAGTCTCACAACATGGACTGGAAAAAGCAAAATCAAATGATGAGGCAGTGGCACATAGATAATCCGCATGCTGAATATGGCGGATGGATGTCGATATGAAGCTATACCAAAGTAAAGAGTGGCTATATAGAAGATATGTAGTTCAAAAAAAGACTGTTACTGAGATTGCTATTGAATGTAATACTTCTGCAATGACTATACAGAGATACCTAACTAAGTTTGGACTAATTAAAAAGCGATGAATATACTAGAGCTTGGGTCTGGATCAGTCCCTTTACAAGGTGCCGTGCATCATGATAGAATAAAGCATTCCGAATGGATAGATGTAGCATGGGACCTAGAAGTTATTCCTTGGCCCTGTGAAAATGAAAAGTGGGATGAAGTCTATGCAATTGATGTGTTTGAGCATCTAAATACAGAAATTGTAGATTGGCTGTCTGAATGTCATAGGATACTTAAGGTCGGCGGAAAACTTACTTTAAGACTTCCAGCATGGGACAACGAATTATCTTATCGTGATCCAACGCATAAGAAAGTTTTTCACCATGAAACATTTGACTATTTTGATCCTGAAAAAGAATTGTATGAATTGTTTGGAAGGTACTACTGGGATAACGTTCCGTTATTTCAGGTGACATTTGTAGGTAGAGAAAATAATGACCTACGATTTGAACTGATTAGGATATAGTATGTTAAAGCCAGTATTTGAAGATGTAACAAACTTTAATTGCAGTGACTTGTATTTAAGATCTGTTGGTGCTCCAGCAGGTAGTAAAATATGGTCAGCCTGCCATGAAATAGCACATATGTTAATTGAAAAGAATATCTCATATGGAAACTCAGCCCTAGAGCCTGCTAGAATATTTTCAACGGCGGACTCAACAGAGCAATTAAAGGTCCGTATTGACGATAAACTAAATAGAGTAAAGAACAACCAAGGCTTTGCAGGAGATAATGACGTAGATGACCTTATAGGATATTTGGTTCTATATAAAATAGCTAGATCTCAGGTTGCTATTTCAGTCGACTAGAAGTATAATGGTTATCTATGGAAATTGAATTAGCAGACCATTATGACCGTATGAATACGGTTGTATCAGAATTACTAAAGGGTAGCACCCCAACACAAATTGCCACAATCACTGGATTTAAACGTGCAGAGGTTGTTGAGTTAATTGATGAGTGGAAAGACGTAGTTAAAAATGACACGGCTTCTAGAGACAGGGCCAAGGAGGCAATATCTGGTGCTGACCAGCACTACGCAATGCTAATTAAAGAGGCCTGGAAGACCGTAGAGGACGCAGATCAGGCTGGGCAACTAAATGTTAAGGCTACCGCCCTAAAGCTTATAGCAGACATTGAGACCAAGAGAATCGGCATGCTACAAGAGGTTGGTCTATTGGATAATGTTGAATTGGCGGAACAAATTGCTGAGACAGAAAGAAAGCAAGATATTCTAATTAATATATTAAGAGATATCTCTGCTGAATATCCAGAGGTAAGAAATCAAATTATGAAGAGACTTTCTCAAGTAACTAATGAGACTGAAGGCGTTGTCATAGAGAGTAACGTCACTATACTAAGAAATGTAAAGGAAGATGGAGTTTAATTTTTCTGACATTATTGACATGCTCGACGGAGAAGAATTCGACGAGAAGCCTGTTGATTTAAGAACTTTTGTTAAAAGCCCACAGTACTTGGGCTTACCAGAGTTGTCAGAATATCAGTATACTCTAATTGAAAAAAGCTCTCAGATTTATAAAGAAGCAACACTGATAAAACTCTTTGGCGAAGAAGAGGGAAAAAGAAAATTTAAGCAGACTGCCAGCGAAGTTATTGCCCAACTAGGCAAAGGTTCTGGCAAAGATTATTGCTCTACAATTGCAGTATCGTATATAGTTTATCTACTGCTGTGCCTTAAGGACCCAGCATCTTATTACGGAAAACCACCTGGAGACTCAATAGATATTATCAATATTGCTATTAACGCTCAACAGGCTAGCAACGTTTTCTTCAAAGGATTTAGAACCCGCATAGATAAGTCTCCTTGGTTTGTAGGAAAGTATAGCGAAAAAGCATCAGAAATTAAATTTAATAAAAATATTACAGTACACTCTGGTCACTCAGAAAGAGAAGCCTGGGAAGGATATAACGTAATCGTAGTTATTCTTGACGAAATCTCTGGATTTAGCATTGAAAATACAACTGGTCACGAGCAGGCAAAGACTGGTAGCGCAATATATGAAATGTATAGAGGATCAGTAGACTCTCGTTTCCCAGACTTCGGTAAGGTAATATTGCTATCTTTTCCTAGATATAAGAATGACTATATTCAACAGAGATATACTGACGTTATAGCTGAAAAAGAAACTGTGGTTAGAACACACCATTTTAAGCTAGATGAGAACCTGCCAGATGGCACACATGGCAACGAGTTTGATATTGAGTGGGAAGAAGATCACATTGTTTCCTATAAGTATCCAAAGGTATATGCACTAAAAAGACCTACATGGGAAGTTAATCCTACCAGAAGTATTGATGACTTTAAAGTTGCATTCTACAGAGATGCGCCAGATGCCCTAGGCAGATTTGCATGCATGCCACCAGAAGCAATTGATGCATTCTTTAAGTCCAGAGAAAAAATTGAAAAAGCTTTTAACAACATGGCTTTAGCGGTAGATGAATTTGGAAGATTTGAATCTTGGTTTGCAGCAGACCCAGACAAAGAGTATTTCATACACGTAGACCTTGCACAAAAGCATGACCATTGTGCTGTTTCTATGGCGCATGTTCAAAGATGGGTTAACGTTAAGGTAACAGATACATACTCTCAGCCAGCCCCTATTGTTGAAGTAGATGCAGTAAGATATTGGACGCCAACAGCAGACAAGTCGGTAGACTTTACAGAAGTAAAAGATTACATATTGTCTTTAAGAAGCGCTGGCTTTAATGTTAGACTATGTACCTTCGATAGATGGAACTCTCACGATATGATGCAACAGCTAAAGCAATACGGAATTAATACAGAGACTCTTTCTGTTGCTAAAAAGCATTATGACGATATGGCGATGATTGTATCTGAAGACAGATTAACTGGTCCACACATACCCCTTCTTATTGATGAATTACTACAATTAAAAATTATGAGAGATAAAGTTGACCACCCAAGAAAGGGATCCAAGGACCTTGCCGACGCTGTCTGCGGATCTATTTATAATTCAATAAGCAGAACAAGGCGGACAAATAATGAAGAAGTTACTATACACACCTATGATTCTTTAAAGTGGGATAGAGAAGAAGAGAGTAAGACTATTGTGACTAACATGATAAGGGCGCCAAGAATGCCACAGCAGTTGTCAGATGCACTAGATGGAATGGAAATAATATGAGCATATATCAGGAAAAAGCAAAAGAATGTAAGTGTTGTGGAAAGCACGTCCCGCTTCCAACCACACTAAAAGAATATAATGGGATTATGGTTTGCCCCACTACATTTTCAAATATTTTAGAATATAAAAGACTTTGGAAATCTTATGGTAAAAGGCCAATGGGCAGCGTAAGAAAACATTTTTCTGAATATGTCCAACAAATAGTAGAAACTACTATTGACAAAAATGAGGACGGCAGCTTACAATAGACTACTGGCAACAGTAGCTTAGTTGGTTAAAGCCCCGAACTCATAATTCGGTAATCGTAGGTTCAAGTCCTACCTGTTGCACAAATAGGAGTATAATTTATTTATGGGAGATGAAATGGACGAGGAAGACATGCAGAACCAGGAACTTCAGCACTATATTGAAATTGGTGCTATTACCATGGAAGGCCTAGATGAAAATGGCGAGTTCATATTCGCTATTCAAGAAAAGGCAAAAGAGGTTGCTCCACAACTTTGGGAAGCGCACCATGAGTATGTTGATAAGTCTTTAATGAGGCTTTATGAACTAGATCTATTGCAGGTCGAGTATGACGAAAATCTTCAGGCAACATTTCATTTATCTGAAGAAGGAAAAATTTTAGCAAAAGAAATGGGGCTTGTCGACATAGACATGCCTGACGTTCCAAATAACTAGGAGGATACAATGCCTTGGGAAGTAAAAAGAAATGTGGCTGGTTGTACTGGCTACGCAGTAGTTAAGCAAGACACTGGTGAGCTGGTAGGTTGCCACGCTGGAGAAACAGCGGCTATGGCACAGGTAAGAGCTCTTTATGCGTCTGAAGCAGATGCAGAGAAGATGAAGGAAAAAAACAAGCCAATTTTTTAATTGGCAAACAAATAGTTTTTTTGATATAATATATATGGGTCGCCACAAGGGGCCCATATATTAATTTATTCGCTTAAAGGAGGAATAAAATGGTAACACATTTTACATTGGATCTTTTTAAGGATCCATTTTTTATTGGCTTCAACGATATGTTTGATCGCCTAAACTCAGTACACACAACAGCATCACATCAATCATATCCACCTTACAATATTGTAAAGGTAGAGGATGACGTATTTCGTGTCGACCTAGCTTTGGCTGGCTTTGACAAGAAGGACGTTGATGTATCTGTAGATAACGGAACCCTTGTTATTAAGGGAGAGGTTTCTGTAGAAGATTCTGGTGAGGCAATTCATAAAGGAATTGCTGCCCGTAAATTCACACGCACATTTGCGCTTGGTGAGTATATGGAAGTCACTTCTGCTGAGTTAAAAAATGGACTTTTGTCTGTTACGGTTGAAAAAATTGTGCCTGAAGATAAAAAGCCAAAAACAATTAAAATCAAATAAATAGTATAATAGTAGTCTGCCCCCCGTCACTGGGGAGTCGCAGACTATGCGGGTCGCTACCCGTGGATACACCTGAGCATGTGTATAAACTGCTCCTTTAATTTAAGGAGAATTATGTTTGAATACAGAGTTAAGCAGGTAACAAAAGTGGTAGATGGAGATACCATTGATGTCGACATTGATTTAGGATTTAGCATATCTTATTCTCAAAGACTAAGACTGGCAGGGATAGATACTCCAGAATCCAGAACTACAGATAAACTAGAAAAAAGCTTGGGTCTTGAGTCAAAAGAATATCTTAAGACTAAATTGAAAGATGCTAGGGATATAGTCGTTAAGACAGAAAAGCCAGACAGCTCTGAAAAGTATGGTCGAATACTTGGGTGGATTTATGTTAATGGTGATGCTAAATCACTTAATGAGCAGATGATAGAAGACGGGTATGCGTGGGGATACATGGGAGAAACAAAAGTCAAAGACTTTTCGGTTCTTGCAGAGAAGAGAAAAAAGAGCGGTAAGTAATGCCTATATACGAATACAAGTGTGAATGTTCTCCTAATAGCATTCGTCCTAAAGAAAGATCAATAAATTCTATAGAGCCTACGTATTTGTGTAGTGATTGTGGTAGAAGATTACAAAGACATTACGGACCATTTGGTGTACAGTTTAAAGGTAACGGGTTTTATAAAACAGATAATCCTAAATAGTTCAGTGGTATAATTAACTAAGTAAGCAAAGATATTGCATTACTTAGGAGATACTTAGTTGACTAGAAAGTTAAAGTACTTTTTAACCAGCCTTTTTGTAATTGGCTGGCTTTTCCTTTTTAGTCCTAATTTTGCCAATGCCAATGAGCCTCCTGCTCCTGCAGAACAAGTTGTAGTAAGCCCTGCACAACAGGCAGTAAACACAGCAATTGCAACAGCAACAACAGAAGTAGCGCAGGCAGCGCAAGCCTCAGATACAGCAACAGTAGCCATAGCCACTGCAGTTGAATCAGTAACAGCGTCTAACGCTGCCGTAGCAGCAGCAACTACGGCGGTAGCAGCAGCAACTACGGCGGTAGCAGAAGTATCAAATGTATCTTCAGCAGTAGAAGCTGCAACAACAGTTGTTCAAACAATTAATTCAACGGTAACAGCAGTTACACAGGCTGTATCCGCAATACCAGCAACAGCCACAACCCAAACACCAGAGGTTGTAGCGGCACAAGCAGTAATAACGCAAGCCGTTACTACTGTAGATTCTGCAGTAGCCACTGTGATAGCAACAGCAACTCCATTAATGACAGAGGCCCCAACCACCGTTGCACAAGTAGCCACAGCAATTGCAACAGAAGTTGCCCAATCAGAAACAGCCACAGTTTTAGTTCAATCAGCACAAACAGCAATAGATACGGCCACTACAACAGTTGCTACAGCAACTACGGCAGTGGCAGCAGTAACACCTGCACGGACAGAGGCACAAACACAATTAACTCAAGCAAACGTAGCAATTAATAACGCTCAAGATGCAGTCAATGCTCTAGCGGCAACCATTGGCACTACCACAAACGTTTTATCTAATGTAGATGATGCTGGTGTTCGAATGAACCTTCCATTTAATTTACAGATGGGCGGAGTCACATACAATAATGTTTTTGTAGGATCTAATGCAACAATTACCTTTGGAGTAAACGAGGGTGCGAATTATTATTCTACGCCTAATGCACCTTCCATTTCTATAGCAGGGTATGACTGGACTACTTGGAGTAATGGATCTGGAATTACATACTCAACAACTACCAATACACTTAGTGTTGCTTGGGACCTTAGAGTATTTCCTTTGCAAACAGCAGAAACACAAATGACTCAAGTTAGATTTAATGCGGATGTTAACCCTTCAGATGGTGCCTGGCAGGCAGATGTAAGCGTGACTGGACCAATTCCAAATGGTGCTAGATTTAACGTAAGAGAGACTACAAACGGTCCCGTAACAAATATTAGTAATACAAGCACCACTACGGGATTTACTGGAACAATTAGTCAAGGCGCTGCATTTACTCCTACCCCTGATCCAGACAATGCAACAGTTTTGGCAGCAATTGATACAGCAAATGCACAAATTGCTACATTAAACTCAGCAATTACAGCAGTTGTTGCAGCAAATACAGCAAATACAAATACAGTAATTGCACCTATTGCAACAGTTTCACAAAATACTGTAACGGAATTAGCAGCAGCAAGCACAACATTAACTGAAAAGGTGGCAGACATTGCAATTGTTTCTACAGCCGTAGAAAAAGTAACTACAGCACCTACAATAGTAGCAGCAGCTCAAACAGTAATTGATGCAGTTCCTGCACCAGCGCCTGCACCCGCACCTGAACCAGCTCCTACTCCACCAACACCAATAGAGCCACCAGTAGTTGCACCACCAGTTGTAGAGCCACCAGTTGTTGTTCCGCCAGTTGTAGAGCCACCAGTTGTTGTTCCGCCAGTTGTAGAGCCACCAGTTGTTGTTCCGCCAGTTGTAGAGCCACCAGTTGTAGAGCCA